TGGTTTATTACTAGAAAGCTCAAGGACGTAATGAATACTATTGGTATTGATATCAAGGAAGTAGAAGACCGTCCTACTAATGATGAGCATCATGGAGGTGTAACTGATGAATGATAACACCCTTATTGAGAATGCTATCTTAGCTTTCTTACATCATTATCCTGAACACAATTGGGCTGATGACTATAAGTTATTATTATCAAGAGTTAGGGATTTACAAAATGCAAAGCCAAAGGATACTCCCAATAAAAAACGGGGACGTCCAGCGAAAAGAGCGAGGACGAAAGAAACCTCAAGCAATACGACAAGCAAAGAAACGACTTAAACAACTGAAAAGGAGACTCAATGCCTAAGTACAGATTGCTATTAGAAAGTGGTAGGGATTGTATTATCAATTCTCACTACTTACATGATGATCCAGAAGATGTTGAAGAACTAGCGTATGAAGCGTTAGAAGAGGCAGCATTCATGGATGACTATTTACTTGATATACAGAGGGTCGATTAATGCCTAAAAAGAAACGAAAACCTAAATACTTTCCTAATAATTATGATGCTGTAGCTGAATGTCCTGCTGAATGGTTCCTACCTATTTCATTCGATGAATTCATGGACTGGAAGATAGGAGGATATGAGATACCATCATCAATTAACTGTATCATTCGTGAGACACGTTGTGATACTGGAGAAGTAACAGAATATGTATATCAAACAGCAGGTAGGGCAAAGAATAAAGCTAGACAAATAATGGATGAAGGAGTTAGTGAATTTGTTGTTGCCACTGCTGAACAGTTACATTACTTAGTACCTGGAGAGGTAGAAGATTATGAATAGAACAGTAGAAGATGTGTATGATTATTTTCGTGAGGCTACTAAGTCTTTATATAAAGATCATCCACATTATAATGAAATCAAACGTTTATTAATTGATCAAATCAATGATGAACTTGAAACCATCTATAGCTCAACTGGATGAGCAAATTAAACTTGAACGTGAGGCTATTAGTCAAGGACTTAAACGTCTTCAAGATCAGACTATTAAGTTAGAAGATCAATCTTATGCTAGTGCTAGTGTTTATGGAGTAGCATCTATAGATACTTTACTACCATTACTTATCAAGAGAATTGATGAGACTAATAGGAGAATACATGAAGGTTACAATGGAGTAGCTTTTAAAGATATTCACAGTCAGCTAGCTAATGTTGATACTGAGGTTGCAGCTGCGATTGCATGTAAACTAACATTTGATAAAGTGTTTAGTTATAAAGAAGGTGCTAATCAAGCTGTAAATGTATGTGATTCAATAGGTAGAGCAATAGAGGATGAATGTCACATGAGACATTATGAATCTAATGCACCTGGACTTCTTAATACATTAAAGAAGAACTATTGGCATAAAGCATGTGGTACACATCAGAAGTTAGTGGTAATTAAAACACTAATGAATAGATATAATGTAAAGCAATGGAATCCATGGAGTAATGAACTTAGAATTAAGTTAGGTACATGGTTATTAGATTGCATTATGATATCTAGTGGATGGTTCCATAAACAAATGATGAGAGTAGGTCGTAAGACTACGGTTTATATAACACCCACTCCTGAGTTTATGGATATCAAGGACGAGATTATGGCTAATGCTGAATTATTCTCACCTTTATGTTGGCCAATGCTAGTCATACCAAGGGATTGGACGAATGAAAGTCCAGGCGGATACCTATTAAATGAGGTAATGCATGGACATGACTTGGTTAGGAGAGGCGACCCCATCCTTATACAGGGAGAAAGACCATTAGCCTTTATCAATAAGATACAGAAGGTTGGGTACTGTTTAAACCCGTTCACGGTCAGAGTTGCAGAACAATTGCAACAGGCTGGCATAAGTGTTGGTAAATTCCTCCCGATTATTCATTATGATTTGCCACCTAAACCTGCTGATATAGCAGATAACAAGGACTCTAGGAAAGCGTATCGTAGAGCCGCTGCAGAAGTAATGAATAAGAGAGCAGCAGAGTTCAAGAGATCCTGCCGCACACGCATGACTATGGAAACAGTTCAACGTTTTAGGAATCGTGAGAGGTTTTATATACCTTGGTCTTTTGATTATAGAGGTAGGGCTTATCCTATACCCGCATTTCTTACACCACAAGATACTGATTTTGGCAAAGCCTTGATCCGCTTCGCTGATGAATCATATATCACTAAAGAAGGTGAAGATTGGTTAGCTTTCCAAGTCGCTACGACATATGGTCTAGATAAATCCACCATGTCTGAACGATTGAACTGGACGAATGAAAACATTCCGTTGATTACCAGAGTAGCCACAGACCCAATTGGAAATATTGGTGACTGGGAGGCAGCGGACGAACCGTGGCAATTCCTTGCTAGTTGTGAGGAGTACTATGCGGTAGTAACTAAACGTACCAGAAACACAACTGGTTTGTGTGTTGCCACGGACGCTACATGTAGTGGGCTTCAGATCCTTGCTGGATTAGCAAGAGACCGCAAGACAGCACAACTCGTCAATGTGTTGCCTTCTGAACGTCCACAAGACGCATATAAGGTTGTAGCCGAACGTGCTAAACCTGACATACCAATTTCGCTACATGATGTATGGGATAGAAAGTGTGTTAAACGTACTGTTATGACTATCCCATACAACGCTAAACCATTCTCTAATAGATCCTATATTAAGGATGCACTTGAGGAGAAAGGTATAGAGATAGAGAAAGATGATTTAACTATTACTGTTAAGGCTGTTAGAGATGCTATGAATTCTGTAGTACCTGGCCCTATGTCAGTAATGAAATGGATAGAGAACGAAGTATCAAGAGCAGTAAAAAGAGGGGCTAAAGAACTTCAATGGGTTACACCTTCTGGGTTTGTTGTTAAACAACGTATCATGAAGAAGAAAGTTAAGAAATTTGACCTACAATTATTAGGTAGATGTGTCTTAAGTGTAGCTACTGATGACAAGAATGAAGTAGATTTAAACAGACATAAAGCTGCTACAGCACCCAATTTAATTCATAGCTTAGATGCCTCATTACTGCACCTTGCTATAGAACGTTTTAACCATCCAATAGCACTAATTCATGACAGTGTGTTAAGCAGATCTACCGATATGGATGAGTTATCTGCTATAATTAGAGAGACATACATGCATCTCTTTGCAGAGCATGATTATCTCACTGAATTCGCACAACAAATTGGTGCGGAAACTGAACCACCGATTATAGGTGACTTACAACCTGAATCGGTAATTGATTCAACTTATTTCTTTTGTTAAATGTATTCACTATTTGATTCGTTCTTCGCACCTCCTACTATTGTAGTGGTGTCTGAAGAAAGACTGAAAGCTGCCGAACTTAAAGCTAAGGAGAGGCAATTGTTACAAGTTAAAGTACAACTTGAAAACTTACAAGAGTTCTATGATAAGCTAAGTGCTGAAGTTAAGACACTTACACCTTCTAATTCTGTTAATGCTAAACCTGGTAAAGATTTAGATCAACTTGATAATGGAGTAGTGTCTGATGTCTAATAGAACTGTACACGTAACTGATGAAGTAAAGCTAGAAGGATTCCAAGCTGTACTAGAACCTGGTAAGTTTGGTTATTCTTTAGCTGCTGTTGTTGATGATACAGTCATTAACAAATTAGAAACTGAGAGAACTGATGTCCTTAAATGGGCTGAATCTAAGTTAAAGAATCCTAAGCGTAGTGTTTTAAAACCTACACCATGGGAGGAAGTAGCTGAAGGTAAACATAAAATTAAGTTCTCTTGGGGTGAAGATAGAAAACCACCTGTAGTAGATACAGAAGGTACACCTATTACAGATGCAAAGACACCACTTTATGGAGGAGCTACTGTTAAACTTGGGTTTTATCAGAAGCCTTATATACTCAAGGATGGAATTACCTATGGAAGTTCTCTCAAGTTGGTTGGTGTACAGGTTGTCAAATTAAATACTGAAGCAGGTATTAAAGATGATGATCTATCTACTGAACAAGTGGCGGATCTATTCGGTAAATCTGAAGGATTCAAAGCTACTGAGGCACCACCAACAGTAGAAACAGATGACGACGAAGACTTCTGATGATAACATAATATGGGCTCAAAAAGCTTTTAATAAGATTAAAGAGCGTCATAATAAACCCATAAAATTTAGATCTAAGCTTGAAGAGAAGGTTGCTGATCTTCTCGAAGGGCTTGGGGTCTCATATCAATATGAAAGTGAGAAGCTCTCTTATACTATACAACATAATTATACCCCTGATTTCTGTTTACCTAACTATATCTATTTAGAAGCTAAAGGATATTGGGCTCCAGAAGATAGGCGTAAGATACTTGCAGTTAAGAGAGATAATCCTGATATAGATTTAAGGATGATATTTCAATCACCTTATAATACGATAAGTAAGAAATCGAAAACAACTTACGCTCAGTGGTGTGAGAAACATGATATACCATGGACTCACTTCCACGATATTCCACTCGATTGGTTAATATGACCGATGCAGAATTTGTAAGACATGAGCCTTGCAATAATTGTGGCTCATCTGATGCTAATAGTTTGTATACAGATGGCCACTATTTCTGCTTCTCATGCCATACTTACACACCCGCAGAGGGTATAAATCTTAATTCACAGTCAACTCAAAAAATGTCTAATGTCGAACTCACAGGACATCCACAAACCCTCAGAAGAAGAGGACTATCTGAAAAGACTTGCAGATTCTTCAGGATTCACAGAGATGGAGATACTTTACGCTTTCCATACTTTACACAAGATGGAGTCCTTGCTGGAGTCAAAATAAAAAATAAAAGAAAAATATTTACTTATGAAGGAATTTCCACTGACACTTTATTTGGTCAGCATTTATTCCCTACTAGTGGTAAACGTATTGTTATTACTGAAGGTGAGTTAGATGCTGCCAGTTGTTACGAAGCTATGTCGGGATGGCCGATGGTATCGTTACCCCATGGAGCCGCTTCCGCACGGAAAGATGTACAAAAAGTCATACCCTTATTACAGGGTTATGAAGAGATTGTCCTCTTCTTTGATAACGACGAGGCAGGCCGTAAAGCGACGGAGGAAACGGCAGGGATATTACCACCTGGCAAGGTCAAGATCGCTCGTCTCGAGGCATACAAGGATCCCTCAGAGGCTTTACAAGCTAAGGATGCTGAAGCCATTAGAAAGGCGATATGGGATTCCAAACCTTATCGACCAGATGGTATTATTGATGGAAAGAACCTTCTTGAAATTGTAACTACACCACAGGCACCACATGATCATAAATACCCCTTCCAAGGTCTCAACGAGAAACTTCACGGGATCAGGTATGGAGAACTTACAACATTTTGTGCTGGCTCTGGTTCAGGAAAGACCTCAATCATGCGTCACATTGCAACTGACTTGTTGTGCAAAGGGGAGCATGTTGGGATCTTGGAACTTGAAGCAAGTAATAGAAGAACAGCACTTGGATTGATGTCCACAGCTGTTGGTAAGAATTTACATTTAGGTGAACATGACGAACAAGAACTCACGTCAGCTTTTCATAATTCCATTGCTAATTGGAATCTTTACCTTTTTGATGGCTTCGGCTCTTTTGATCCGGACGTTATTTACAATAGGATCGAATACCTTGCCAGTGGATTGGAGTGTCGTGTTATATTCCTAGATCACCTCAGTATATTATTGAGTGGTCTTGATGGAGATGAACGACGCATGATAGATACCACCATGACTAGACTACGATCACTTGTTGAACGTACTGGTATTGCGTTATTTTTAGTATCACATTTGCGGAGAGCAAGTAATGACAAGCACTCTCACGAGGAAGGCGGACGTGTTAGTTTGTCCTCACTTAGAGGATCACACAGCATTGCTCAAATATCTGATTCTGTCGTTGCCCTCGAAGTCGATCA